GGATGGAGGTACAGAGCATCTTCGTTTTGTATTAGATAACTCTGGCTTTGTTCAACTGTATTCAGCGGTTCAAGACGCAGACATTAAAATACAAGGCAATGATGGCGGTTCTGTTATTGATGCCCTTACTTTTGATATGTCAGAAGCGGGGAACGCTACATTCAACGGAACTATTACATCTAACACGTTAAATTCGGTATCAGGAAACGATCTTAGGCTAAACGCTGGTTCGGCGAATCGAGATGTATTTTTTCAGGTAAACGGGTCAACGCTTGCGACTCTGCAAGGATCAACTGGCAATTATGGAATTGGAAGTACATCTCCTTTATTAAGGGTAACATCCGTTGATAGTGGTACAGGGGGGATTTCCACAAGTGGTAACGTAGGCGTAACGCATGGAAATGCAAACATATTAATTGGCGCCCATAATGAAAATAACTCAGCAACTTATTCAGGTATTGCGCTAGAGACTAGAACTTCTGGAGCTTCAAGATGGCTCATTGCTAATGAGTGGTCAGCAACTTATCTAGGGGATTTGGTTTTTTCTAGGAGAACAGGCGGAACTTCTAGTGCTGAAGCTATGCGTATTACCTCTGATGGCAACTTAGTTGTAGGGTCTGGAGGTTCAATAATGAATACCTCTGGTCAGGATTTACAATTCGGAGCGATGGTAGGAGATGGCTCAGATACATATATAAAGTCAGCAGGTAGTGAAGTTCATCAGCTTTATAACGGCTCTGCTTGGGTCGAAAGTATGAAAATTGATGATGACGGTCACGTCACCATGCCATTGCAGTCAGCGTTTTTAGCAACAGTAAGCTCAGAACAAAGTAATATTGCTAATGGAGCTACTATTACTTTTGATAATGAAATTTATGATCGTAATGGTGACTATAACAATTCAAGTTCTGCTGCAATGATAAACGGAGCATCAACAACAGCATATACGTTTAATGCTCCTGTTAGTGGTATTTATCAAATTAGTGCGGTAGTACGAACTAATGATGTAGATAGTGCATCAACATATTGGATGATGCGTATAAACACTTCAAATAGAGAATATGACACTATTTTTGATGCAAGAGCATTAGATGCTAATCCTTTGTATTGGTCTTTTAATTGCTCTATTTCAGCAGAGTTAGATGCTGGTGATGTTGCTAAATGTCAAATGTATTTTCAAGGAGGATCTCAACAGGTAGATATAGAAACAGATTCAAGATTTTCAATAACTTTATTAGCTTAATGGCGAAATAACCATCTTTAAAAGGAGATAAAACATGGCAGATTTAAAAGTAGAAATAACACTAAATGATAAAGAACAAGCAATCATGAACAATGATTTGCTAGACATTAAAACATGGATAGAGGAAGCAGTAGGCGGGAAGATGAACAACTGCTGGAAGCGTATGCAGTCTGAATGGACTACAAGGCTAATGAATGATGATAGCTTCACAGATTCCATCCCAAGTAACCAAGCAGACTTTGTAACCTTGGTCACTGGCAGAGATGATTATAAAACACGCAAAGAACGTGACGAGGCTAGTAGCCTTTAATTAGGGAGAATAAACTATGGCGTTAACCAAAACACCTTCCGAGTTAACCGCAGCGGACATAACGATCACAACTGCGGCACAGCCTAACATTACGTCTTTAGGTACGCTAACTACGCTGACCATTGATGACATCACAATCAATGGATCTACCATATCGGACGGAGGTGATCTGACCATTGACGTTGCTGGCGACATTATCCTTGATGCTGATGGCGGCGACGTTAACTTTAAAGATGGCGGCACTCTTTATGGCTTTATGGCTAAGTCAAATAATGATTTATATTTTGGAAACGCCATTTCTGATGGAGATGTTTTAGTACGAGGAAATGATGGCGGATCAAACATCACAGCCCTAACTCTTGATATGTCAGATGCGGGTACGGCTATATTCAACAATAAAGTGGGTATTGGTACTTCAGCTCCTACACACGAATTAACGATTGGAGCATCAGGTGCTGATGCGAAACGGTCATTCTCAATTGAAGGAACAAATGGTAGCAGTGAAAAGTCTACATTTGAAATTGAAAACGATGGTGAAAATAGCGTAGCTAAATTTAATTTTAATACTGGAGGTAGCACTGGCACTACGAGGTTGACGATTGATTCTTCAGGCAGGGTTCTAATTGGCAAGAATTCGAGCGATTACTCCGTCGCAGGCATAGAATTAAGACCAAGCGAAGTTTTAATTACTAAGGCGGGCGTAAACCCATTAAGCGTAAGAAATAACGCAGACGGCGGATTAATTTCTTTGAATAGCGCTGGCACATCAGCCGGAACAATAGCTGGCAGAACTGGTGGCGGAACAAAATATTTATCACTAGAAACCAATACGAGCGACGGCTCTGATGATTCTCAAGTAGCCCTAGATGCAGGTTCAGGAGGAGGCAGCACTTCAAGAGGAGCGTTTTTCTCTGTCTACGGGAATGAAAGAACTAGCTTCCCCGGACATATATACGGACAAACAGGATCGGCGGGAAATTTCATATTTGCCACGGGAGCAAGTGCGACAGAGGCAATGCGTATAGACGCTAATGGTCATGTGCGGTTTGGTTCAAGCGGAGATGGATTTGACAGCGCTTGGGGTGATGGTACATACGGAAATCAAGAAGTAGCGATTGACGGCGGAGGCGGCTACGGAGTACTGCACTTAAGAGGAGATGGCGCGGGAAGCGTAAATACTCGATTTTCAATGGGCGCCGGAGATGACAAGTTTTATATGGCCTATGATGACGTAGACGGAGCACATAGACTAATAGTTGATGGCGCGGGAACTTTGAAGGTTGGCCGTGATGCTGGCGGCACTACAGATTATGGCATAGATCTATATGGTAGTGGTCATCTGTATCTGTTTGTGGACGGTCTTGGAGACAGTGACGGTTTCAGGTTATATAACGGTTCTGGTACTAACACAGCAGCTATTGACTGTGATGGCGACTATCACGATTTATCTGATAAACGCTATAAGAAAAATATCACCGATGCTTCTAGTGTCCTCAGCACTATTTCTGACATTAGAGTGCGAAGTTTTATTTGGAAGGAAAGTGGTCGCAAACAAAGTTACGGTTTTGTTGCTCAAGAGTTAAATGAAGTAGCACCAGAAGCAGTAAGTCCCGCAAAAGATGACGAAGATGTTTGGAGTATAAAACACGCAAAAATGATACCCATGCTTACCAAAGCAATTCAAGAGCTAAAAGCTCAAATAGAGACTTTACAGTCTGAAGTCAAAGCCTTAAAGGAGGCGTAAATGTCAATAACTAAAGTATCACCAGATGTTGTGAATTTCGATTCAGCCCTAGTTGTTTCTCCTACTCTTACCATTGGCGATGCAACAGCGGAAGACACGAAGATTGTCTTTGATGGGAATGCCCAGGACTACTACATAGGGTTAGATGATTCAGCGGATGACCTAGTAATTGGACTAGGAAGCGCAGTAGGCACAACCCCAATAATTTCTGTTGATGAAAATAGCGATGTAGCGATTCCTAATGGTGCTATAGCCATTGGTCAAAGTACATTTTCAGGCAGTAGTGTTTTAGCTGATTTTCATGGTTCTGGTAGTGGCGTAGGAGCACAACTTGCGTTTGCTAATGACCACAATACAGATAAGTTTTATGTTGGTCTTGAAGGCAATACAACAGGTGATGCGTTTTTATATCAACAAGAAGACGCTGATATAAATTTTTATACCAATAATACCTTTAGAGCAAAACTAGATAATTCTGGAAACTTAGGAATAGGAACTGCAAGTCCTAGCACTTCTTTGGATATTGTTCGTGCTGGCGTTCAACCACTTAGAATAGAAAGTTCCAATGGAACTGAAGTTGCTATTAACATGGTCAACACTGGTGGCAATGTTCAGTTAGAAGCGCATTCTGGAAACTTTAACATTGATGCTGATTCTGTTGGAATTGGTACTACTTCTCCAGAGGAACAATTAGATTTAAGTGATACTTATCCATCAAATCTTAAAATAGGAATAAGAGGCTATTTAGGACAAGCGTACTCAACTGCTGCAACTATATTAGGTCATTCAGTTAAAGCAAAAACAACTGGAACAGACGCTGGTGCAATGGTTGTAACCGAAACTAATTCTGGCGGCGGTGCTCCTTCTGCAATCAAAATGGAAAGCGGGATTATTACATTTCATACGGAAGGTTCTGGAACTGCTGACGCAATATTTGATGAGGAAGGAATGCGTCTTGACGCTTCAGGAGTATTGACACTTGGGGGCAGTCAACAAGCCAAGATGTTTATTACAAGCTCAGACAGATTTAATCTAGCAACCTCTGATGGACTGGGCATCCAATTAGACAAAGACAATAACCGCGTAGCTCCTGTTGATGCTTCTGGATCTTACAACAATAATGTTAGCCTTGGTTCTTCTAGCTTACCTTTTAAAGATCTTCATATTGGTAGGATATTTTTTGGTGGAGACACCGCAGCAGCTAACGCCCTTCATGACTATGAGGAAGGGACTTGGACTGCTTCTGGTTCTGGAACGTCATTTTCACAAAGCATGACAGGGCGTTATGTGAAAATAGGAGCTATGGTTCATTTTACAGTGTATAGCGGCAATCAAACTTTAAGTAGTTCTACAGGTACTGCTACTATTACTGGATTGCCATTTACTCCTGAAGCTTATTATACGCCTGTTTCTTTTGCTCATTATAATTGTTTTTCAGATACAGATGTTAACGGATATGTTCAAAGCGGAGCTACAGCCATATACATAACCAATGAAGGTGCTGTGAGCGTGGTTAGTTACACTAATGGATCAGGAAAATATTTCATGGTTTCTGGTTGTTATACAACTGCCAGTTAAAAAATTTCAAACTTATGCCTACTGGATGGTAAGCATGGACACAAAAGGAGAAAACTATGGCTTTAGAAAAATCAACAAAACAAGATAAGATAGAAATAGTAGACGCAGGGGATTGGAAAGTTATTCAAGTCCGTACAGCGACTATAGTAACTGATGATGGTACGGAAATATCCAGAACCTTTCATCGTCATGTAGTTGCACCTAACGATGACGTTAGCGGAGAATCAGATGAAGTTAAAAAACTAGCTGAGATTTATTTTACTGATGATGCAAAGGCTAAACACAAAGCACATATAGAATCATCGGGGCCAGGTTAATTTGGCCGTGGTTCTGAGTAATGTTAATATTAATGTTTCGTAACTAACTAGGAAAGTTCCCATGGCAGAAGAAAGCATAAATACAGGTTCACCCACTATTACTTTGGATGATAATACATACGATATAGATGGGTTATCTGATAAAAGTAAAGAGTTATTAGGGTTATACCAGCAAGCTCAACAAGATATGGTTAAACTTCGTAGAGATACAGTCATAGCAGAAGTAGCGGTAAACAGCCTAACTCAAATGGTAGCTCAGTCTATCAAAGAAGAGAAAGAAGAGGCTCCCGCTGATGAGTCAACTAGTGGCGGATCAGAAGTATAACAATACTGATACACGTCTAGCTGCCCATGAAGCTATGTGTGAGGAAAGATCTAAAACGATTTTTAATCGGTTAGATAAAATTGAGTCTGCTTTAGATACGCTCAACAAAAACATATTTGTAGTAGCGTTAGCTTTAATAAGCGGTATGGCAGGAATAATTTGGGTACTCTTAACGGGGCAATAGATGACATATTTCAAGTTAGAGCGGTTTTCTGGTATTGCCCCCGGAGTCTCTCCAAGGTTACTAGCTGACCAGTTCGGTCAGGTTTCTGAGAATATAGACTTTGAATCGGGGCGTTTAGTCCCGACCAAAGTTAATGCCGATGCTTATACTTTACAAAATAGTGCTCGACGTTCTATCTATTACTACCGTGATACTAACTGGTTAGAGTGGTCAGAGGATGGGGTGGACGTTGTTCCTGGCCCTATAGCTAATGACACTAACGAACGTTTGTATTTTACAGGTGACGATTACCCTCGTGTAGGTACAGTTAGTTCTATGATATCTGGGTCATCGGGTTACCCTGTAAACACTTATCGACTAGGAGTACCTGCTCCTAGTGCAGCTCCGGGTGTAAGTAAAAGCGGATCCGCAACCGCTACTGAAACTCCTGAAACAAGGTCTTATGTATTTACAATAGTGACAGACTTGGGTGAGGAAGGACCGCCTTCTGCAGCCAGTGCAACTATAGATGTGACTAGCTCAGAAACAGTAACCGTTGCGACACCTACTAGTTCTAACCCCAGTGGGAACTATCTGCTTAGTGCGGCTAAGAAACGTATTTACCGTTCGAATACAGGCTCTAACTTTACAGATTTTCAGTTTGTTGCTGAGATAAACCTTGCGACTACTTCTTATGCTGACACAATTGCATCTTCTGCATTGGGTGAAGTACTACCTAGTGGTACATGGATAGGCCCACCTGACGATGACAGTAGTACTTATCCTGATGGACCCATGTTAGGGCTAACTGCTGTAGGTAACGGTGTAATGGCAGGGTTTTCTGGTAAGCGGTTCTGTTTATCCGAACCTTACTTACCCCATGCTTGGCCTATTAACTATCGAATTACTCTTGAAGAAGACATTGTTGACATAGCTTCTACAGGGAACGGGGTTGTTGCTTTAACTAACGGCACCCCGTACTTTATTACAGGTACTGATCCAGCAGCTTTAACACCCATTCGGGTAGACCTTGCCCAGGCATGTGTTAACAAAAAGTCTGTTGTAGACATGGGTGAGTATGTTCTATATGCAGCACCAGATGGGTTGGTTGCAGTGTCTGGACCGTCAGGAGAGGTCGTCTCTCGTGGTCTCATTTCAGTTGAGCAGTGGAGTAGTAGCTTTCATCCCACTCTCATAAGGGCGTTTAGGCATGAAGGAACGTATGTAGCGTTCTATAACAATGGCGGAACTCTAGGAGGCTGGGTCTATGATCCAAGGTCTAATGAGTCTGCGTTTTCTACATTAACAATTGCTGCAGAAGTTAGAGGCGGGTACGAAGATCCTAAGAATGGACAGTTGTACGTTATTGTAGGTAATAAGATACAAACTTATAGAGCCACTGCTGGTGCTAATAGTACATTAAGGTTTAAAACTAAAAAGTTTGTTACTGCTAAGCCTACTAGTATGGCTTGGGTTTCTGTTCATGCAGATGCGTACCCAGTTGTTGTTAAAGTCTACGCGGATGGAACATTGATTGCTCATTACACGTTGTCTTTGAGCGGAAGTACTTATACACAGGTTACGTCAACACCATCTAGTATTAGTAATGCAACTTTACAAGAACCTGTAATGAGACTCCCTGCAACTGTTGGACAAGAGTGGGAGGTTGAAGTTTCAGGAGCTACGGTAATCAATGAGATTTGTTTAGCTCAAAGCATGGACGAGATTCGTGGCCAGTAATAGTAACATTCGAACTAATGATCCTACTAAGGTACCTGCATTACCAAGGATACCTGCTGATACACCTCCTTCATTACGTCGTTATTTAGAGTTACTAGAGCAAACTACTAACATACGATTGGGTAGACGAGGCGACCCTCGTGATAGAGCAATAACTCTTAGAGAACTAATTGATAGTGGGTTAGCTACAGAGTTAGCTCAGAAACCTTTTGATTCAAATAGAGGCGGAGATCCAGGGTTTGTTCCGCCCGGTAGTAAGTTACCTGATTTAACAGTGCCTCCTGCTCCTACGGGATTTAGTGCGACAGGTGCATTTAGTACTATTATTATCGCGTTCACTTTTCCTAGTTATTCAAACCATTCTCATACAGAGATATGGAGTCATACTTCAGACTCTATTGGCGATGCTACATTGGTGGGTATACAAACAGGTCGTGTGTTTACAGACCCTGTAGGGTCAGGTGTTATTAATCGTTATTACTGGGCACGGCATGTAAATACAGATTCTGTGGTGGGACCGTTTAATGCAGCGGCGGGTACAGCGGCTAGCACGGCTACTGATGTTGACCATATGTTAGGGGTTTTAAGTACCGCTATTAGAAAGTCTGAGTTAGCTCAGGAACTGTCTGATCCAATCGATAATTTACCAGCGGACACGCAGGCTGCAATAACCGCGAATGAAAATGCAATCATTGACATAAACAATGTTTCTCTTGGCAGTAACAGCGCGTCAGCAACTGCTATCCGCGCTGTGAATTCTATTTTATATGATAACCCAGCTGGAACGGGTAATTCAGTGGTCAGCGCACTGGCTTTGACGCGAATGAAGACACAGGTGTTAGATGCAAATGGGGTTGCTACTGCTACAGCGGAAGAAATGAAGTTTCTTTCTTCGGATTATACGAACCCAGAAACAGGTGCCACTGATAATGTAACCTTGAAGCAATCTTTGAATACTTCTGCAAGCAACGTCAACGGTTTGCGCGGACAGTACAGCGTTAAGATCGACACCAATGGTCATGTAGCTGGCTTTGGTTTTTCTAGTACTCTGGTTGGTGACACGCCAAGCAGTGCGTTTATTGTAAACTCTGATAAGTTTGCGATTGTGTCGCCAACGGATACGTCTTCGCCCACGAACTCTCCAAACACTAATAACGTGCCATTTATCGTTCAATCTTCTACAGATAATGATTTCAATGGCACTGGCGAAACCGTACAAGCCGGTGTGTATATGAGAGAGGCGTTTATAAGAAACGGATCAATAGTAACCGCAAAGATAGGTAGTTTAGCTGCTGATAAAATTACTAGTGGTTTTATTTCAGCTGATCGTATAGACGGTAACTCAATTAATGCTTCTAAGTTAGTACTAGATAACTCAACAATAGAGTCTGCAACTATTAATGGTGTGCCTACAGTCCAGATTAAAAATCTAGGGGTAAGCAACGCTAAGATTAGTGATTTAAATGCTACTAAATTAACTGCAGGATCATTAACGGTTTACAACGCCGCAGATTCTAATACGATGGGTAAGTTGTTTTCTGCTACATCAGGGTATGTAGCAACAACTGCCTACAGTACAAACTCAACCACAAACATGAGTTATGCTTCAGCAGTTTCAGATTGGACAGGTTCTGGGCCTTACCACTACAACCCTTCTACTTCTTTAAATATGCCGGGGAGGTTAGTTGGAAATGCTAATGGTACTTCCTCTCAATCTTTTACTATCCCCGATGTAGACGGTAATCAAACCCATGTTGAAGTAACTATTATGTTTGGGTGCCATCCGATTGGTGTTTTTAATGGGGACGAGTCATCATTTTGTACGGTACATTTACAGACAACTAATTCGTTAGCTAATACTGGAAGCTACTCTTCAAATTCTATGGTGTTTGATGGCACTACGTTTGTAGAGGGATCTACATTTGCTTCTGTTCCTTTAACTGGTGTGCATACAGTTTCATTAAATCCAGGTACTTGGTATGTGTGGTTGTTTGCCTGGAGTCGTAAAGCAGACTTATCAAGTGGAGGATCGCATGGTTTTAGCGATGGTTATGTACATGTGAATTCGTTTTACAAATGAGAACTCCTCCCGCTTTTAATTTTTTACAAGATCTACGGAATACTCGTGATGCTTTTCTTAGGGAATCTGATTGGACTCAGGTTCCAGACTCCCCGTTATCTGATAGTAAGAAAGCGGAATGGGCTACCTATCGACAAGCTTTACGAGATATGCCTGGTACTTATTCATCGGAAACCGATCCGTTGAAAGTTGTATGGCCTGATAAACCTGAATAAGGATTTATAATGAAGAATGGACATGGTTGTGGTTTGAATGAAAAGCCACGAAAGATTATGAAAATGAAAAAGAAACGTAGAGGATACACAAAAAAGAAGGAGGCCAAATGAAAGTATCAGCACCTAAGGGTTACCATTGGATGAAGAAAGGTAAGAGTTTTAAGCTTATGAAAGATCCTAAAGAGGGATACAAAAAACATACTGGCTCTAGTAAGTCCGCCAACTTTGAAGTACAGAAAGTACATAAGAAGTAATGGCTAGGACTAATGAAAAACTTTGGAAACGAATTGTTTCTGCTGTAAAAGCAGGTGACAAGGGTGGTAAAAAGGGGCAATGGTCAGCAAGAAAAGCACAGTTAGCAACCCGTCGTTATCAAAAGTCAGGGGGTGGATATACTAGGTCTAAGAGCGCGGGTCAAAAAGCCCAGACTAAATGGACTAAAGAAAACTGGGGTACCAAGTCGGGTAAACCTTCTACTCAAGGGAAGAATGCAACGGGTGAAAGATACCTTCCAAAGAAAGCTAGAGATGCTTTAACTAAAAAAGAATACGCTGCGACTTCTGCTAAGAAACGTAAGGATACTAAAGCAGGAAAGCAGGTTTCAAAGCAGCCTAAGAAAATAGCTAAGAAGACTGCTAAATACAGGCGTGGTGCTACAGGCCGCTACAGGAAAAGGAAATAATGCCGACTATAATGATTGAAGACATGGAACCGGGCACAACGATTACAGTTATATATGATGGATTGCATGTAACTTCGGAACCTGATCCAGGGTTGGAGTATGTTGCAGCAGAAACAAAAAGGAAAAAAGTAAAACTTGTGGGGAAAAACGGAACAGACGATGACTGAAATATCTACTGTATCAAATCAATCTTATGTATCTTGGAAACAAGTAGCAGTTACTAAGTATGAAAAGCTAAGAGGTGTAGAAGAAGGTGTGCCTATTAAAGAAGTTGTCGAGACTATTAAACCAGTTTTGTATATAGCTAAAGATGGGAAGGTTGAAATCCAATCGCAAGGCGCAGTTCAAAATATAAACATATTAGTTTAGCAGTAGTTGAATCAATTGCTTGCATGATAAAAACTCAACGTATCCAACCTGCGTAGAAAAACACGCTGAGCTTAGTAGGGGCAAGACTTCATCGATTCTCTTTCTAATTTAAACCCCCTGTAAGGGGCGGAGTTAGCGCCTGATGCTACTGCTCACCTGGCCATTACTTCCCTACTACAATTCTGTTTCTTTAGAAGTATCTTTTTCTTTAGTAGTATCTTCTAAATGACTTATCATTTCTGCTAGATACCACCCTGCTTTTTTGATACACACTACTTGCTCTTGTGTCGTATCGTGTTTGGAATCCCATCGCCATAAGTATTTAAGGATGTTTCCTTTCAGATACCCTAAGTAGGCTTCTTCGGTCATACTTTCTTTTATGGCTTCTATAGCCTCAATGCTTCCACGTTTATAGTGGTCAGGGTTTATGTTGTCACGTAGTTTCATGTCTCATCCTCTTTAAGCCTTGTTTTGATACATTACCTTGCCCCCATGTTTCTGTTTTTAAGTGGCAAGTTCCGCACATAACCATTAGGTTTTCGTAACGGTTGTCTCTTCTGTCTCCATTTATATGGTCTATTTGAAATGCTTTAGGATTTGAATCTATGTACCCGTTAAAGGCATGACAAGTAGAGGATTCACATCTTAATCCTCTAAGATTAAGTATGTACTTTCTCATTGCATGACTAAACTTAGTATCAAGTTTGAATTTGCTTTTGAGTACAAAGTCTCCTTGGCATCGGTTTGAACAATAAATTCCTTTTTGATGTGATGGTGTGAATGTAAATTCTTTTTGGCAGTTACGGCATGTTGCTTTCATTGATTGATCTATAAATCCAGTTGGATAGTTGTTTTGTGTTACTTGCATACTTAAAATCCTTTAGTCTTAGTTCTTTGTACCATTCCTGGTCGGTAAGTATGATACCGCCTAAATCGGTCCCAATTATAACAGCTGGTGTTGCGTTATGATTAATCATGGTATCCAGCCATTGTAGTTGCAAGGCACTTAATCCTGTTTTTATTACAGTTGTTTCCTTCTTTGGCAACTTTAAATACTTGTACTCAACAAACAGAATACGGGCGGAGCCAGCATACATAGCATCTGGTACCCCGCCTGTAAACGTATCGTGAATTTTCCAGCGGAAAGTATCAGCTGGTAAATGACGATGCACAGATTTTATAAACCCGTGCTCGTTCATTATTCACTAGGCGTGAGATTCATAAACAGCTTCCGCTGCCTTGTAATCTTCTTCCTGCGCCCAACCTTCCCAGTCGATCTTAATATTAAGATAGGTTGCGCCAGCCCGGTTCTCTACAGAAACTGTAGACAGTTTCCATAGCCCGGAGAAACGATCACCGCCTTTGCTGGTTATCTGAGTGTTCCAGTTCTTGGATACACTTAGCTTTGAGTTAGCAAAGTCAAAGATCGCAGGCAAAGAAAGTACACCTGTTTCCGGATCCTTAATCATCATTAGATGACTATGGGTTTCTGAAACTTGGAACTTATCAGGCGAGTCCTCCTGTTCTTCCACAAGTGCATTTGCTGCCGCTGCAGTATCAGCAGTACCTATGTACCCTCCGCCAGCTTCTCGAGTACGCCAAACAACGTGCTCAGTTTTGAAGTTGACACTGACTACATACAGTACATCTCCTAACAGTTCATTGCTGATACTGTTAATAAACATGCCTGGGTCTGCGCCCTCAACATATTTAGGATGGTGCTTGTCCACTTCATCAGACATCTTTTGAAGCTGTTTGATTCGTGGTATAGCTAAGGCCGTAGCAACGTTTTCGTTACCTCGGTTCCCTGGTTTAATGTAATCAGGTACATTGCTGCCTGCTAGTGCTAGTTGCTTTTTTTCATTCGCCATTGGTTTACCTCTGGGTTATTGTTAAAGAGATCGAAAGTTTAGTTTTGTAAGCTCACGTGTCTGTACCCCTGGCACATCCTGTGTCCGGGCCAGCTCTCGAAAAGCTGTAGCAGACACGCGCTTGTGCAACAATTCAAATGCCTGATTGTTTGATATGAATGCATAGAATGCATCCCAGTCAGTTACATCAGGTACATTTTCTGTTGCTACGGAGATAGTTGCGTTATCGTTAGCCATTCGTTTCAGGCCAACCTCACCCATCTCTCGTATTAAATCACGGGCGATCTCATCCTCCCGCGCTTTAATTTCTTTGAGTGTTTCGTTTAAGTCTTTGATCTGTTGTTTGACTTTTTTTAGTTCGTCAATTTTTTCATCAAGCGTCATGCTATTTTCCTGAGTTTGTTTAGGTTATTGAGTATGGTTAATAACTCTTCCATCCGTCCTAGTTTACCTTCCAGCTTGACATACACATCAGGTTCCCATGTACCTTCAGCAGCTATGCGTATTACTTCTGTACGCTTTGTTTGCCCAGCTCGATAGATTCTACGATTGAATTGTTGATAGTGTTCAGCATTGTAAGTAGGCGAGGCCCAGATTACAGAGGTTGCTGTAGTCATTGTTAAGCCGTGACCTGCAGACTGAGGATGGCAGAACACAACTTGTAGTTGTCCTGCTTGTATCCTATCAACAATATCATTACGTTTATGTCCCGGTGTACTACCGTCTATTACTCCGTATTTAATTTTTCTTTTCTCACATTCTTGGACCATGTGGTCTCTTTCATGTGTCCAATTAAATGCGACTAAGCTATGCGGTCTTTGTTGTACTAACTCCAGGACTAAGTTGTATCTGTCTTCATGTACTCCAACTATGTTTCCTTCGTTGTCATACAGTGCGCCTGTACACATTTGCAAAAGCTTTTTAACTTTAGCTCCTGCATGTACAGCATTGATTGTTGCTTTGTCTGTATATAGTACTGAGTCGTTGACCATATCTGAGTACTGCTCCATAACTTTTCGAGGGAGCTGTGTAGTAAGAGTAGATATAGTTTGCTCTGGCATATCGATACATTCTTCTAAGCTGTATCGAATGTTTATATCTAGTAGTGCACTTGCAACTATCTCTTCAGCATCATCTCTGTCCACCCATTCATTAGCAAAGCCATTGAATCTGCTGGTACATACTGCATTACGGAATGAATAGAACCTTCTACCTAAGCGTTCACCGTCGTCTATGAGATATGTTGGATGCCATATGTCTACGATTGAATTACTGTTAGGTGTACCTGACATACCTACGCGGTAGTCAAAGTGTTCTATAAGTTTTGCAATTGCTTTACTGCGTTGGGTGTCTTTGTTTTTAAACGCAGTGAACTCATCAATACAAATAGTATTGAAACCTTTAAGGAACTGTGGGTTTTTGTTTAGCCATTTAACTGCATCGTGATTAGTCAGTACAACAGGCACGTCTTCTTGGAAAGCCTGTTTACGGTTCTTTGCATAGGCAACAGAATACTTTAAATCTGGTTGGAACTTTTCAATGTCGTCTCCCCAACTAGCTTGTAGTATGGAGAGAGGAGCAACCACTAACATACGTCCTTTGTTTGATGGTAACTCTGAGTAAGCATCAATAACGCTGCGTGTTTTTCCCGTCCCTGGATCTGAAGTAATTAAGCATTTGTGTTTGTTTAGTATAAATTCTGTTGTCTTTGTTTGATGTTCAAATGGTTGTTGCATAGTTATCTTGTTAAAGTTGGAAAGCGATTCTACTGTAACCCATTACCTTATAGCAAGCGTGAGTTTGCTTTTTTCTTAGGTTTCGTTGTTCTTATGTTTGGCTCGTGTATAAATATGTCATTGAGTATAGCTTCTCTCATACGAGCTTTTTCAGAACGATCCATAGGGGTTAGAATAATAATGTCAGACTTTTGCAATTTGTACGTGGACCAGTACGCACCCTCAGGTGGTTCAGTTTCTAAAGTAAACTCAACAATTACTGCCTTCCCTGTGTCGGGGTCATCATATCCATAGTACATTTGCATTTGTTTTTACCTTCATGATTCATCGTTATTCGTAAAGTTTTTTTCTGTTTGTTTTAAAATTTTTAATAGTTCTTTCTTTTTAATAGCTATGCTATCTATCTTTCCTTCAACATAATCTTTTAAATCAATGCCAAAAGCATAGCAAGCACTTTTTACAAAGGGATCTAGTTCATCGATTCGTTTTTGTATGCGACGTTGTTTTAATTCATCAATCATTCTTCTTCCTGAAAAATGGCCCCGGTTAGTTTGGTGCTTTAGGGGATGAGGGATAGAGAGATTAAACTAACCAGGGCCGAAGGATTATCAAGAAACTCCCCAAGCGCATTCAGGGAAGTCCCCTTTCTTATATGAACACCACTTACAGTTATTCTTACTTGGTTTAGGTTCATAGTCAACACAAGTTGTCATGGCTACTGCACGTTTATAAAACCCTGGAGCAAACGTCATTGCTTCTTCTCGTGTAAATTGTTTCTTAGTTGTTAACCCTTTATCTAAGTACCACAACTCTGTCTGTACAAATTGTAGTTCTGAGTATCTAAAGAAACTACCTATTGCATAGAGTAAACATTGCTGTGAATGTCCTATTTCGTTACCCCATTTCTGTCCTGTCTTGTAATCAATGACTCTTGCGGAGTTATCATCTTCATGTACAAGGGCATCTAGTTTGATTCGTGCCCAGGTTTGTGGAGTCATCCACCCAACTGGTTGCCAATCTAAGTCAAACCCCCATTCTCCTTCGAGTTCAACTTTAGCATCAGCATACAAGGTTCGTAGTTCTTCGAACTCATCTTCAAATTTTTTAAGAGTCTCGGGCATCTCTCCTAATAAACCTGCTACATAGTCTTCTGCTTGTTGGTGTATTTCAGAACCGCGACTTGCTGCTGGACTAGAAGGCTCAGCAATCTTTTTAACACGGCTGATGTATGTTCTGTATGGACATTCTTCAAAAACTTTTAATGCAGAGTAAGACCATGCAGGAGTTAAACCTAACTTCTCTGGTTTCATTGTAAGTTTTTCTAAATCGGGTCGTTCGTCTTGGGTTAATTGCATATAGCTAACCCTCCTTAAATATTTAAGCGGTTAATGCTTGTTTGTCTTTATCGGAAAAATAAGTGTTGACTAGCTCTCGCTGTATATCTTCTTCTACTTGCCATTTAATTTCAATGCCTCTTACAGCATTAGAATCTCGACCCGCATTTAGTTCTCGCTTACGAACTTTGGCTAACCCGTTACGACCTAACCGTTTAGAAAATTCTTTTGAGTTTATTCTTGGAGTTTGTTCTGTCAACGCATGAAATACTGTACGCAAATGTTCAGTAGGTATTATCGAATACTCTTCATGGGCACTAGCTATCCAGTTCTTTACGAATCGTTGTGCGTTCATTATCTCTCCGCTACCCATTAATGCAGTAGCATCTATCTGTAGTACATCAGCAAAGAAGTTTACATCTCCTTCTTTGATTGCTTGGCAGAACTCTTCGAACACTGACATAGATACATGTCGCATCTCTGTCTTAGCGTCATTGTTGAATGAAGTTCTTACTAAGCGTTCAACTACTTTGTATGTACTTAGTGCACCTGCAAAGTGTTTAAGTTCTTCTTCTACTTGATCTAAGTTGTCCAGGACTTCGGGGTGAGTTTCTTCAATCTTGAACTCTTGTCTAGGAGCTATGTTATATCGTCTGTCTCCATCTTCTATCTTTACTGCATCAGGTCTATTAGTTAAGAAGATGAAGTTGGTAAAGCTTTTTACTTCCGCCTGGTTGCTACGCATTGCACGGATAGTCATTGTGTTTTCTGTAATCTGATTCTTTAGTTTGTCTGCAATCTTAATGGTTCCTTGCTGGGCAGAACCCATGTGGAACTCATCAACGATTAAGAATAAAGCAGTACGCATGTAAAGATTAAACTGTTCTTCTATATTCTGTAGTGCCTTCATTGGTACATGTGACTCTCCGAACAAAGGTCTAAGGATTCGACTATAGAATAAACCTTTACCTGTCCCTGGCACTCCAGTTAGTACCCAAGCTGTTCCTGCTTTGCGTTTAGTTTGATATATGTACGCAAGCCAGTTTACAAATCGCTCTAGTTCTTCGTCCCCATTGCCCAGGATATGATGCATAAGTGTGTAGGTTATGGGGCATATGTCCTTTAGCTTTATGCCATCGCCTAAGGTCAAGGGTCTAGGGGGTGGTGCAGCTTCTAGCATGTAAGGTGTTTGCCTATACATATTGATGTAATAAGGTGGTGAGTTAAGTTGTATAGGTTCTTT